TTATATTTTTAGATGGGCTAACAATTTTATAAATTTTACTTTGCGAATAATCACACATTATATTATACTAGATATTTTTTTTAAACATTTTTATGATCTACATATAGGACATTTATTTATGTTGTGTCCACAGAAAGCGTGCCAATAATGACCACAAACTGCAACAGAAAAGCAATGTTTACATTCAATAAGTTCTAAACAAATAGGGCAAGTAGTTTCTATTTTATCTCTCTTTAATGAATTATAAACTAAATCTCTTAAATATGATTTACAAATTATTAAACCATTATTATTTTTATTTGTCATTATATTATACTATACTATTAAATTTTTTTCATCAAATCAATATCATGATTTAATTTTATTCCTTTCTCAATCTTATTTATAAAGGCATAGACACGAGCCATAGCCCATTGTTCGGGTGATAATTTTTTTGACATAGGTGCTTTTATATTTTTTTTATATGAATCTTTCATTCTAACTGATGTTGGATTTGTTTTATAAGCTCCTATTCCTCTATCATATACTTCATCTAATATCTTAATATTTATTTTACTTAATTTTGATAATTCTAATTTACTATGACTTTTATCTTTATCAAACTTATGTCTAATATTAAATTGTTGTTTATGTGTAAACGTCATTATATTATAATAGTTTTTATTCTATTTCTGCATTTGAACATTCAAATCTACCACTTGGTTTAGGAGTTAATACTATATCTTCATCTATATTTATATCTATTAATTTATCACCTTTAACTTTTGCTAATGTGCTACTTGACTCTATAAGTTTTGTATATGTATTATATGATTTCTCAAGAAAATCTTTAGCTGGTATTGGTCTATTATTTTTATCTAATGATAATGTTTTAAATATATCTACTGATAATAAATAATAATCCCTTTGACTGATTAAATCATTTTCTAATCTTTTTTGAATTCCAAAGTATAATTCAATACTCCCAATGATACCACATGTTAAAGCGATTAATGATGTTGTTAAACTAATTGCTCCTTGGCTGGCGTATGGTTGTAATCCAACACTTATAATACTATTTGCTCCATTCAATACTATCACAGGTAATCTATACCATTTAAGATTTCCTTTTAATTCGAAATATCTTTGTTTGTGTAACTTACTTAATATAACACAATTTATTCTTATATTGTTTAATATTAAATCTATGTCATCAGTCCAAGTACTCATATATATACATTATATTTTAATCATTATAATAAGTAGTAAAATCATAATTTATAGTATCCATATCATAATCACCAATAACATATCTACGCCAAGTCTTAAAATCAAAAACAACATTAGTATATGCTCCAACATCTTGTGTAAAGTCTTGTGTGCCTATCTCCCAAGCACCAGCACTTTCTAAATAAACATATAAATAACTTTCAGGTGTCGGCAAACTTACAGCGAAAGTGTTATTTGCTGGAAAAGTTGCTTGGTTTGCTATAAAACCAGCGTCTGTTTTAACACTTATAACTACATTAGACCCAGCACCTGAAGTTCTTGTAAATACTAAATTACCACTCCACCCAGCACCACCCCCAGCATTTTCTAATGCTGTTAACCGTGTATCAAAATCTTCTAATTTTGTTTGTAATGCTGAACTTAATTTTTCAGGTGTTATAGTTCCATTTACAAAATTAGCATTTGTAATAGTTCCAATAGCAATATCTGTTCCTGTAATAGTTCCATTTATAATATGAGTACTATTAATTTTTAAATCTTCTCCTGAAGAATAATCACTTGATGAAAAAGGTGGTGCCATTATATATATATATTATATTATATTATATTATGGATGTTCTAAATTATAAATTCTTGTTTCAAATTCTGATAATGTTGTTTGTATTATTTGAGCTAATTTTGCTTCTGTAATAGTTCCTGTTGCTATATTAGCATCTGTGATAGTTGTAGCAGCTATATCTGTGCCTGTTATAGTTCCATTTATTATATTAGAAGTACTAACTGAATTTTGTGTTAAAGGAATTGTTATTTTGTAATCACTTGAAGAAAAAGGTGGTGCCATTATATATATATATGATATAATTATTTATCTTAAATTTCAATAATTTATGATTTATCGTAAATTTCCTAAAACATTTATATTATCTGCAAAGAAATTACTAGCAATTGGTAATATATTATCTAAATCTGTAGGTCTATTACTATCATATACTAAACCTTTTAATTGATTACGTGCATAACCTGATGGTGCTTGTATACCAGCATTTCTATCACTTTCAACTTTACCCATAATAACAGCATCAAGTTCAGATTTTATAGGCATGACCATCATACTCGATGATCTATTAAATGCTCTATTAAACATTGCAATCGGTTTATTTTGTTCTTGTCTAAGTTTATCATGCATTGAATCAATACCCATAGAGTTATAATCAGTATTTGTTAACATTCCACCCTCAGCATTTAAATCATAGTAAGTAGGTTCTTTAGCCCCTTTTTTAAAATTAAGACCATTATACATTCCTATCGAATCAACCATATATAATAATATATATATATTATTTTTAGAGTAAAAAATATTATATAATATTTAAACAATTACTTCTAATTGACGACCAGCGCCAACTCTTAATTCAGATGTGCATTCAGCAAACATAGTTACATTGCATTCAGATAAACCAGTAGTATTTAACGAGCACGAAGAAGAAACACCACGGCAATCAAGACCAGAAGCAAGACGAGAGTAATCAGAGTCAGGTAAGCAAAATCTGAAGCATTGAACGAAATAATTCATCTTGTATTGGTGAAGAGATATCTTATGATTTTTATCATAATAATCAAGCGAGTTCATAGACATAGCATAAGCTTCAGGAGCAGTTAAAGGATAAGATGGAACGTTAGCGCTATTAATCTGTAATTGATATGTGGATCTAGTAGCTGGTACAAATGCACCACTAGCATCAAGTTTCGATTCAATGAAATTAAAATATAATGGTTTGTATTTTTCAGCATTAGTATTTAATACACCACCAAAATCATATTCTGGTTTACCTACATCAACACTATTACAAGTTGCAGCATCTTGTGTTTGACCAGTAAAAGCACCAGCTGTTTTATAACCTTTAATTCTAACTGGAGCGTGTTTACTGGCATAATTTTTATCACGGTATACAATCCAAAGTCTATCCCATGAGGCAGAGTTAACATTGAAGCGTGTAGTGTTTGTATGATTATTACTAAACGAAAAATAATTTTTAAATGGTATAGATAAATAACCTACTTGAGCTACACGTTGTTCAACAATAGTATCAATAACATTAGTAGCTAAAGATAATACTTCAACCTGCATAGTCAGATTAGATACAGTATATGTTGGTGTACCACCACCACTTAAATCAAAACCATTACTACCAATAATAGTATTAGGACCTATTAAAGCAGGTAAATTACGAGAACCTGAAACAGAGCAAACAGTAGCATCAGCTAAGGCAATCTCAATTACAATAGTAGAAACTAAACCAGTATCCATAATAGATGGTTCTATGGACCCAAGGAAGCCCTCGAAGTTATCAATACAGAAAAAATATAAACCATCTGAATCACTCATAAGTTCACCTGAAGCATCAGCTAAATAATCACTACTAGCAGTTGTACCTTGATGATAATTAATTTTACGTACCATTTCAGGATGAGACAACATACCACATTTATATCCTTGAAGAGCTGCTTTACCATGAACTAAGGTATTATACCCATTGAAACCATTAGCAACTAAAACACCACCAATATATACAGATACACGTTCAATTAAAGACGAAATATCATTTGGTAAAGAAATACCTGTTCCAGTTGCTTGAGCATTAAATAAGAGACGAATAGAACGGAAATTGAGAAGGGTATTAGATGGTAATTCAAAACGAATTAAATTGTTTGGTCCAACGCTTGATGTTGTTTGAGGATTAACTTTAAAATGCGATGTAGACACTCCCTGAAGACGGGACATAAAGAACGATAAATTAGAAGGTAGAACGGAAGCCATTATATATAATAATAATAGGAAATAAATTTAAAATAAAAATTAATATAAAAGACTATATATTTTTTTTTATATTATTTTTATACGCCAAATTTAGGCATACCATAATCTTGGAAAGTTAATACACCATTTTGTGCTTTTCTTGCTGGTAATGGTAAAGGTAAAGCTGGTGTTTCTAATCTTGCAGGATTAGACATTTTTATTATATCAACTCTAAGTACAGCAGTAAAAAATAAATTTCCTAATGAACTTTGTAATTGAGATGCAAAACCAGAATTAAGTGCATATCCTCTTCCTGTTAAATTTAATCTATTTTTTTGAAGTGTTGCATCTTGAATAGTATCATATCCTGCAGCTGTTCCACCTCCATTATTGAAACCAGGATTTGCTGTTGTGTCATTACTTCTATGTCTACCTAATTCTCTATTTTTAGAATCTGTTAAATATAATTCTAATGATGATATTTTCTTTTGTTGTAAATTAATAAAATATTCATCACCTGCACTATTATCATATGTTATAAATTCAACATCTCTTTTAAGTTTTGCTAAAATATCAGATGAAGTAATATCACTTGTATTACTAGAAGTAAGAGCATCAGATAATACTGTCATTTCTAAACCTCCACTCTGTTGTGATTTACATCTTAAATAAACATATGGGTCTGTCATTCTTTGCATTGGAAAATAACCACGAACTCTAATACGTGAAGCTGCATTAGCTGCATCTATATAATTACCAGATCCATCTGTAAAAGGATAAGAAGTTGTTAAATTAACTTTAAAACTATTAAAACTTATATCAGAAGTTGTATCTTGTCTTAATCCTCCTAATATACAATAACTATCTCCTTGTGATGCTAAACATTGAATGTGAAGAGCGTTTATTCCATGTATAATAGGTGCACCAGCACTACCATCTATTATTTGATATGTAATATCTAATAATCTATTTCCTGTATTACCTAAACTTAATGAGGTAGGTTTATCTTTTGTTGTTGTAGCTGTAAATGGTGATACTATATTTCCACTTGCATCTGGTGTTGGTATAGTATAATTTAATTGAGTTTCAACGTCATACGGCTTAAAACCAGGAGCAACAACATTTTTAATATCTAATACTAAAACTCTTTTACCTGCAGTTATTTTTTCTTTAATAGTATTACCTATAATATTAGCAAAATCAATAGCTATATCACCTACATTAGAATAATTTTGTCTTGTTAAATCTCTTACAATTGGAGTAACTGGTGATGATGTTAATTCACATCTTGTTGTAAATCTACTGTTATTATCATCAACATGATATAAATTATTAAACATTTCAAAATTAGTTAATGTCATTCTAATCATCTCACCATCATTAGCAATAATAGATGAACCTTCTAAATGAATTTTTACATTATCGCCTCTACTAGCACTATCACCTATAACTGTTGCTCTTTCTGTATCTATAAATAAATTAAAACTATTTACAACTTGTTGATCTGTAAAGCGTCCATTTGAACCCATATTATATATATATACATAATATATATATAATATTTCTAAATATTTATTCTGTGGTAACAATTATTGGTTCATGAGGTTTAACTAAATCTAGTTCTTCTTGTAATGTGCTATATCTTTCTTTATATTTGAATGGTTGTAGACATTTCTCTTTTAAAATATCTATTTCTTCTTGACTTGTATTCATACACATATCATATACTAATTCAGCATAATATTTATTAACATTAGGGTATATTATACTTAAATTATGTAATGCTAATTTTTTCTCTGCAAGTTGGTCTTCTGTATAGTTAAAAACATTAGCGTGTTTAATTCTCTCAAGTCCGTTAACTTCCATATCTATATATAATATATTACTAAATATTTTTTTTATATAAAATTAATTTTAATAATCAAAATCATAATCTGATGGTGGTAAATGTTCTTCAATTGCTTTATTATGTTGTGTATCATTATAATGAGTTAAATCAGCTGGTGCTGGTGCTGGTGCTGGTGCTGGTGCTGGTGCTGGTGCTGGTGCTGGTGCTGGTGCTGGTGCTGTTGCTGGTGTGGGTGGTGCTTTTTTAATTTTTTCTGCTTCATCCATAATCATACGTGTTGTTGAAGTTTTATTTGATCGTTGTAATATGTTATTTTTTAGAGTTTCTATTTGTGTTTCGTCTAATGATATTCTTTTTAATACCAGGTTTATATTTTTTATTTGTAGTTGTGTTAGTTCTTTTTTTTGTGCTTTTGTTGGTGCTGCTGGAGCTGGAGCTGGTGCTGGTGCTGGTGCTGATCCTGATTCTGATAGTATTATTGTTGGAGCTGGTGTCTGAGTTGATGACATTATTTTACTTATTTCAGCTCTGATTTCATCTACTGATGGTTTTGGATTTGATGATAAAACACTTTGTAAAGTTGAAAGTTGTGTGGCATCTAATCCAGCTTTTTGTGCTAACTTTTGTATTTTTAATTGTATAGTAGTACTTCCTGGTGGTGGTGGTGGTAATTGTTGTATTTCTGTTTTTATTTTATTTACTTGTTCTTGAATCTTTTTTACATCAACTGTATTTAATATTTTCATTCTTGTTTGTAGAATTTCTATTTGTGTTGCATTTAATCCGGCAGCTTGTCCATATTGTTCTATTTTCTGTTTTCTATTAAGGTATAATTTATTTTCATTTTGTATTATCGCATTTGTTTTAGCATTTTCTAAATTACTTAATACAGCACTGTTCAAATTTGATTCTACTTTAGCTAAACCAACTTGACTATCTCTAACTTGTTTATTCATAAATGTTATATCTTTTTGTTTAACTTGTTTTAAATAAGGTATTATATCTTCTTGTGAAATAGATGAATCAGCATTAATAACATCAACAAATCCACCGCGTCTTTTTAACTCAAAATTTTCACTATACTTCATTGGGTTCATTCTTTCATTTAATTTAAATTTACCAGTGCTTTGTCTATCTTCTCTATCAATATTTGATGAACCTAATTTCTTTCTATAACCTTGAGTAGAAGCATATACTGTTTTAGATACATTATCAACATTACTTAACGATGACATATTTGCTATATCATTAATTGGGAATCTTGATATTCTTTTTCCTGTAAAACCTTTAGGTAATCTCATACCAGATAACTCATGTTTTTGTAAAACTATCATATCCATAGCTGAAGCTAAAGCTACATTAGGAGCTTGAAATTCTGGAAAGGCTGACTTAATAGCCAAGTCACTCATAACACCTGATCGAACCATTATATAATATAACTTATAAAAAATATTTTATAACTTTAATATATGACAAAATTATTAACAATAAAACAATCAGATAAAGATAATAAGAAGTTAGTGGCGACATTCTGTATGTGTAAGGGTGAAACACAATGTCAAGATAAAGATAGAAAGAAAGTTCATTTTGGTTCTAAAGGTAGTTCAACATTTATAGATCATAAAGATGAAAAAAAGAAAGCGGCTTATTTGAAAAGACATAAGGTTAATGAGAATTGGAATAATCCAATGACTGCTGGGGCTCTCTCTCGTTTTATATTGTGGAATAAAGAATCATTAACAGCAAGCATTTCAGACTTTAAGAAGAGGTTCAATCTGTAGGGGTAAACTATAAAAAGTTAAGGGTAAACTATAAAAAGTTAAGGGTAAACTATAGATAAACTATTTTTAAAAGGTTTAGAATTTTTATCTATTGTAATATATATATGACCAAGGCTAAAGATGAATCAGAAGAACAAAGAAAGTCGCGTTTAGAAGTTGCAAGAAAACAAGCTGCAAAAGCAAGAGAAGCCCAAATGATTGAAAAGTATAGAGATAAAATTTTATTAGATGAAAAGAAGAAAAAAGAACTAGAGTATGAAAATGATTCTGATACAGAAGTTGAAGAGAAGAAACAAGAGAAACAAGAGAAACAAGAGAAACCAAAACCTAAACCTAAAATAAAAGAAGAAGTAGAAGAGACTGATACAGAAGTAGAAGAAAAACCAAAACCTAAACCAAAAGCTAAAGCAAAACCTAAACCAAAAAAAGAACAAGTTATAATAGAACAATCAAGTGATGATGATGATGTATTTGAAGATAAGCCAAATGTTATATTTGTTAAACGTGTAAGAGGAAAAGGAAACAAAGAACAACAACCACCACCAAATTTTCATCAACTTCAACAAGCAAATCAACAGGTTCAACAAAACCCACAATACCAACAGCAAGTAAGACAACAGCAACCATTACCACAACAGCAACAAGCGCCACCACCAAGACCACAAATAACACCTGAAAAGCGTTTAGAATTAGAACGGTATATGAATATGTCGCGTGGTAATTTTTTACCTATGTCTCGTCCTAAATTTTAATATTTAATCTTTTTTTCTTCATTATTATAATGACAGTAAAAAAAATTAAAGGTATGGAAATCACACCACCATCTTCTGAAAGTGGTTCATATGAAACTGATGATAATCTACCTAAAATGCATCAAGTATGTATAGCTGTAGGAAAACGTGCATCAGGTAAAACAACAGCTGTAGTAAATCTAATAGAAAAACTAAAATATGATTATGTCATAGCTGTGTCTCCAACTTTAAAATCTAATAAAGAAATTATGTCTAGATTAAATGTTGAACATATATTTGAAGATGTAGATGATATATCATTAGTTGATAATATAAAAAGTATTGTTGCACAAGAAGCTGAAGATTTAGAAGTATATCTAGAAGACATAAAAAAATATAATAAATTAATGAGAGATATAGAATCAGGGAAATATATGGGTAATGATGATTTATTATTACAATTCTTTAATGATGAAGACAATCAATTTCTTAAACCCTCTCATAAGTGGAATGGAAGAAAACCAAGAATAGCTGTTTTGATTGATGACGCGATGGGTTCATTATTATATTCTAAACCAAGAAAGTTAAACGCCTTGGCAACGTATAGTCGTCATTTAGGTCAACTAAAAAAAGGTGGTTCAATAGGTGTATCATTATTCTTTTTAATTCAATCATTCAAAGCACAGACTGGAGGTTTAAATAAGGTTATAAGAAATCAAGCAACAAGTTTAATCTTATTCAAAACAAAAGATAAAGGAGAATTAGAAGATGTAGCTGAATCTGTGGCAGGTGAAATAGACGCTGAAACATTTTATAAGGTATATGAAGCAGCAATAGGAGAGGGAGATAATTATGAGTTTTTATTCATTGATTTTCATCCTAAAAAGAATCAAAGTATGTTCAGAAAGAAATTTGAAGAATATATATATCCAGATAAAATATAATATATATAATTTTATTTAAAACTATATATATATATATGGCTGAAAGAACCAAAAGTACAAGGGTTGAATTTCGAGAAGAAACAGTTTGTACATATACAGATACTAAATTTATGGAGATGAATCCACATTGTAATAAATATCAATATACATCAGTTGTTGAAGAAGAAGAATTTAATCCAATCACTATAGCACAAGAGCATAATGATTTTGTAATAAGAAGAAATCAAGCAATACCACAAGCATTAGTTCCACATGCTAGTGTAAACCCAGTAGCAACACAAGCTTCTATAATACCACATGTTGACGCTACAATATTTGAAGATGGTGTTAGATTTGACGACCAAGGAAGAGAAATAACTAATCCAATGCTTCGGGCAAATCAATCAAAACTACCTAATATGAGTGACGCAATTGAAAATGTAATTAATAAAAGAAACTATAGAAATAATTTGATTGATTTAAATGCTGGAACGACTGATGGTTCAATAGAATTACAAGATTTAGCACCACCTGCACCTACACCAACTAATAGACCATTAACACAAGCAGAATTAGCTCAAATAAATGATACTTCTGTTGATCTTGATACTAATTTGGCATTTATAACTGATTTATATGAACAAAGAAGAATAAATAGACAACAACTGACAGAGATAGAAAATTTAATAAGAGATCGTCAAGACTCATTAAATACTGGTGGAACAGCTGGAGAACAAGGAACAGAATTATCTACAATGAGAACAATTGATAGAGCACGTGCTGCACGTGGTTCACCAGGACAAGGTTCATCAAATGACCCATTACCACCAGCAGCAGACCCATATCCACAACCACAAGTACAACCAACAGATTTAAATGTAAGTTTAGCAAATGCTGGCGCACCAATTGCTGCTGCAGAATTTTCTATTGAACTTCCTGCATCATTGAAAAATCTTAAAATTCCAAAATTACCTGATTATAGTAATAAAACACTTTCAAGAGTAGAACTAGTAGAACAACAAAGAATTTATGAAATAAAAATGGATTTTGTAATGAAATCAATTAATTCATCTTATCGTTTAAGTACAAATGAAAAATTAATGTTAACAAAACAAATAGAACTACATCAACAAGAAGTATTATTAAGAGCTAGATTAGGTACTATTGATTTTGCAGAAGCAGGAATGTTTGATGATTTTGCACCATTTAATACTGAATTTGGTGGCGCACAAGTTGAAAGAACAAACCCAATAGCAGAAAGTATTAAAACAGAATTAGAACAGATTCAACTTAAACAAAAAATTTATAATCGAATAAGAAATGCACCAGAAGCAGATAGACTTACATTAATAAATGATATGAATGAAAACTCTTTAACTCATGTAGATATGTTTTCTCAATCAACAGGTAAACTTATTGAAATGAATAATTTTAAAGCAGCTACAGCTGAAGTAATGGCAACTATGACAGATATAGTAAAAGTAACACCACCAGTTACTCAAATAACACCATCACAACAAACAACTTTAGCAAAAGCTTCTAGATTTCAAAAGATAGCTGAAACATTTAAAAATGTTAAAGCGGCTGATTTAGGTAAAGCTTTCGCCCATAATGTTGTTGGTTTAGGTTTATCTATGGTTGTTGCACATTATGCTGGAGACGCTCAAGCATTTAAAAATATTACTGATATATATCAACGCGGAGCTGCTATAGGTGCAACAGTTGGTGTTGTTGGTGCACTTCCACAAGTTGTAATGAGATTTATGATGATTGCAGCAACAAAAGCAACTATTCAAGCAGGTGAAACTGCAGCTATGGCAACAACAAGAGCATTAGTTCGTGGGTCTATTACATCAATTACTGAGATAGCTATGGGTGGTATTATTGGCGCGGCGCTTGTTCCTTTAGATATGTTGTTTCAAGATTATTTAATTAAAAATGGTTTTACTCATGCTGGAGCTGGGGCATTATCTGGCGCTACTATGGCATTGACTGGAACAGTTGCATCATTTGCAATAGGGGCGGCTGTTGAATCAGTTGCTGCTGGTGCATTAACTGCTGGCGCTGCTTTAGCACCTGCATCATTAGGTTTAAGTGTTTTAGTAGCTTTAGGTACTGTAGCTTTTGCTGCTATTGTTGGTGCTGTTATGGGCGACCAAGCTGATAGACAACAAAGAGAAGATAGAAATAGAATTAATGAAAATAGACGAAGAATAATTCAAAATTTACCATTATTTAATTATGATGTTATTGCTACTATACAAGCAATGGAAAGAAAAGTATATGGTAGATTAGCTACAGATGAAGAAAGTGATAGTGATTTTGGTGATTATAAAACAGATATGAAACCATTTATTGAAATGTTACAAGAAAAATTTCAAGGTATGACATTTGAACATAGTAATGGACCTTTACCAGAATTAAATGAAAGAGAAAAGACTATACAAGAATATATGAGAAAAGATTTATTATATACTATGAAAGAATTAGCAGATAATGATGGAAATACATCAGTTGGAGATTCAATAGCTGCATTACCTGATTATGGAAGATTAACAAAAGAAGAAGAGGATTATTTAACTAAAAATACAAATGGTACATGGTTTAAAGATAGTTATTTATCAGCACAAATTCAATATGAAGAATTGAAATTTGCACAAAAGAAATCTGCAGAAGCTCAACCTATATTATATCAACATTGGAATAATACACATAGTTTACAAAATGACCCTGAGCTTATGAGATGGGCAATGAGAGACCCTAGTTTTTTACCACGTTTTACACAGGCTAGAATGTTTGATGCTCAAAGGATTATTATGGAAAATTTTCAAAATAATGGTGTATTATATGATGCTAATTCTCCTGATATTCTTGCTATGGCTAATATTAGAGACCCTTATTTAGGAGCAGAAGTAGTAATAGCTGAAGATCATACTTTCAAAGCAATGTTTGAAACATATACTACTAATATGACAACTACAGCAGACCAAATGAATATAACAGTCCCACAATTATTAACACTTCAAAATGCACCAGATAATAGAAGAGAAAGAATGTATTTAGGTTTTCAATATCAAACATTAAGAGATAATACTTTAACACGCGATGAAATGGATGCTTTAGCTGCTAATGATGCTACAAATAGAGATATTATAGCACAAGGTTTTTATAGTAGAGATGATTTTATATTAGCAAACACACCACCAGAAGATTATAATACATGGGACCCATTCAGTTCTCAAGTATATCAAGCCCAATTATCAGGAATGACTTTAACCCAATACTTAGATTATATGCATTTATTAGGTCAAGGAGATAGAGGAGACTTTAATAATTTACCTGAATATTCACCACAACAAATAGAAATTCAACGTCAACAAGATAGATTAGCATTTGAAAGACAATTACAATTAACAGGTCATAGTAGAGAGTTTGTATATAATGAAACAACACACACTTTCGACGCGTATGATCTTGACCCAACTAGTTCTAATTATGGTAATTCAATAGATGGAAGAGCTAGAGGAAGACAATTACAAGCTGATGCATATTTACCTCAAGGTTTTGTAGAAAGTGAAAATAATTATCATACTATGGTTCGTGGAATGAATGAAGAAAATCAAAAAGCATATGATGAATATAATATGTCTTTATTAGCAGAATTAGAATTACATGGTCAAGAATATGCCCGTCAAGTTGAACGATATAATGATTATCAGTTTATTCATGGTTCATCAGAATTTTTATTCTTTGATGTTGAGGCTGAATATCACGCACGTAGATTAACATATAACCCAATATCTGAAGACCCTTATATTACTAAACCAGATAAAAATAGACAACCAGATAAAATAGATCCATATGATACAAGAACAGGTAAACCACCAAGATTAACAGTAGATGATAATATTGAAGGATTATTAAATGATGAAAATAAAGCATTAGCTTATGAACAAATAGATAAACAAACATTTGAAACTGGTCGTGAATTATCACACAATGAAAGACAATATATATTCAAACAAGCATTTAATAAACAATATTATGAATCCGCGGAAGAACAAAGATATTGGAATGAAAGATCTTCTATGATGCAAAGGTTAAATATGGCAAATACTGGTTTAAGAGATGATGCAACAGATGCTGAAAGAGCTGAAAATATGCATATGGATTTAGCAACATATTATGAATGGATTGGAACACTACCAAGAAACGATGAAATCTTTTTAGAACCTCAAGAACATAAAGATAAATTAGATGAAGAAGTTGAAGAAGCATTACTTAAACTTACAGCACCAGGTATTGAAAGTGGTGAAAGAGAAGAAGAAAGAATGATTAATGCAGATAGATCAGCTGTTAGAGGTGATGATGGAGTTTTTGATGGTATGTTGACAGGATCATATGATACTAATATTGATACTGGTGGTGGTGGTTATGGTGGTGGTGGTAATGAACATGATGAGTCAGGCAATCCTTAATCATAACATAATTCAGGGCGTTCTTCACACATACTTCTTCTAAATGGATTTTGATTAAATATAGTTTTTGTTTCTTTTTGTGTTTCTTTTTGTGGATACATTTTATTAATAATTGGATTTATTTTTTCTTTTATTTGTTTATAATTTAATTTAGTTTTATTTTCATTAAATTCTGTTTTGTTTGCTTTTTGTATTTTTGATTGTGGATATAATTTATTATTAATTGGTTTTAATTTTTCTTTTATTTTTGGTAAATAGTTATCAACATCATGTGAACCAGTAAAACGTTTTTTATTAACCTCTTTAGTTTTTATTATATTAACATTCTTTTCAGTTAATCTTACTGTGTTACTTAAAAAATCTAAAGTATCTGTAACATAAAACTTAGCGGTACTTGGTTTAGTTCCTAATGTTTTTTCAATGAATGGTTCTAATGGTGTTGCACCAGGACTAAATACAACTGCTTTTTCTTTGTATCTATCAGCTAAATATCTAGCCACTGTTCCGCCCATTGAATGACCAGTTAAATTTAGTTCATAATCTGGATATTGTTCTTTTACTTGTTTGTATATATTTTCACCAGTTTTAAATCTACTTGGAACATAAGATAATATAGGAGTTTCAGCTAAACCAGCAGCTATTTCAAGATCAGCAATATCATCAGAAATATTTGTTAATGAGGAGTCTGTCCCTCTAAAGGCTACTACTATTTTTCGTTGTTCTTCATTAATAGCAGTTACATATTCAGGTTCTGTTAAATCTTCAACAACTTTATAACCTATATCATAATCATCTATCATCTTTTGAGTTTCTTTTTTATCATTTGTTTCATAGTTTTCATAAGCTGCTTTACTTAATACAGCTAAAGGAATATCAACAGCAATAGGTAAATCAGCTGATACATTAGAACCACCTGTAAGATTTT